GTCAGCTGTAAATACAAATTCATTAACACTTAGTCTTGCTGGTACGTCATCTTTTTTTTCGTACTCACCAATTGGTACAAAGCCACCTTCTTCTCTGTAATCTTTTTCCATACCACCTAGGTTTAACATTTCTGATTGTTCTTCCATCATACTACCAATTCCACCACCTTCAGCAAAACCCATAGTCATGTTTGGTATTTTCATCATAACTTGTTCTTTAATTTCTTCCATACCTAATCCTTGATTCTGTAAACCTTGTACTAGCATTTGAATTTGTTCCATCATATTAGGATCCATAACATTTTGTTCGTAGTTAGGCATATCCATTTGAAAAGGTCTACCTCCATCAGCTAAGTTAGCTGCTGCGATTGGTTCTGTAGTTGTATCTGCATAAGATAAAGCCATTTCGGCTGGTGAATATTTTCTTGTAGAAACTTCTGGTAAAAATCTTAAACCTGCATTTTGTCCTTGTTGAACATCTAATAAATTTGCAACCTTACCTACGTTTTGTATTCCAATACCAACACCTCTGTCAGCTTCAGTGTCGTCTGACGAATTTAATCTATCAGAAAATAATCCTGCTACTGCTCCACCAATCATAGGAAGTGTAGTCCCTGCATTAAATATAGAACTAAGTCCTCCTTTTTTTTCAGTCATAGGTTTCCCTGTTTTTTCATCAATAATTACATTTCCATCTTTATCTTTTAAAATAACTTCTTCCCCACCAAAGAAATTTTTCATTGCTGTTTCATAACCGGGTGTATAATTTTTTCCATATTTAGCATCTTCCATTGCTACTCTTGCGTCTGATGCTGCTTTGGATGCTGCTTCTCCTATCGTAGCATTTTTAATTGGATCCATAATAAGTTTCTGGAACCATGAACCAACTCCATATTGTTTTCTACCATCTTGACCGGTGATACCACCATAAGCATAACCTGGCATATTTAATCCTGCAATTCCACTTTGACCTTGAATAGTTGGACCTGTTATAGAACCACCCATAGCCATAGGAGGCATTCTACCCGCTGGCATTCGACCTTGTTGCTGCATCATACCTTGTTGCTGTTGCATCATAGCTTGTTGCTGCATTTGCTGCATAGCTTGAGCCTGTTGCTGCCTAATCTGAGCTTGTTCCGGACGTATGTCTCCCTCGTATTTAATAGAAGGTGCAGTTGTTTGTAGCTTGTCTTGAAAATTCATCATAATTTAACCTTGGGTTTCTTACCTTATCCGTTTTTTCCAGAGAAATCAAGACTTGGCATGATTACTTTAACGTCTTGAGCCATGTCTTCATTCTTATATCCTTTGGCCTCCCAGTCTTTTCTCTCTTTAAAAACCTCACCTGTTGCTTTGTTTCTATATGTTGTAATTACTTCTGTCGGCTCTAGTACTGGTATTTCATTCATATTAATCCACTGTTGATTTTTTGATATTTAAAAAACTAATGCCTACATCTGTAGCACTAGCACTACTAGCACCCACCGTTAATGTTTTAGCTCCTTCAACGATTAAGGGTTGTGTTAATAATTCTTGACTTACATTAGCTGTTAAAGCTGCTGTTTTAATAACTGTTATTCCATTGTTTATAATAGTAATAATAGGTGTTCCAGTAGACACAACTGTTAAAGATTTAAGAATGTAAGTTTCACTAATTAAAGGTAATTGCACACTACCTGATGTGCCAAACATAGTTTTAGGTGTACTTAAATCTTGTCCTGTTACACCAAAAAATTCGTATTGATTCTGTATAGCCATTAAAATAAAAAGAAGTTAAAAGCTTCTATCTCCTGTTTAATTTCTTGTTGAAACGTTGTGTTTAATTTTTCAATAACAGCATCTAAATCTCTAACTTGGTTAGCAGATACTGCTTCATCGTATTCTCTTGATGCTCTTGTTAATGATTGTACAATTTTAGCCATCCATGTCTCCTAGTCCTAAATTTCTTTTATCAAATTCTTGTTGTGCTCTTTGTCTCATTTCGTTTAAACTTTGTTCTCTTAAAAGATCTTGCCTCATAGGTGAAAACAACATAGCATCATCTTCATACTTTTCATCAGGAGCCAGACTTTGAAGATAAGTATTTATTCCTCCTGTATCATTTTCTAATACATCATTTAACACATCTGCTTTATCTTCAGGACTATCATAAACATCTGTTTTCATCAAACCTAATAAGTTGGCTGTTAAATCTTCCATTGTTTCTTTACTAAAAAATCCAGGTCCAATTTCATTAGCGCCTGCACCCATATAAGCAAGTAAACTAGCTAAGCCTTTGGCTACTTTGTTAGGCCCTTCTTCCGACATTTTTAATTTTTTAAAATTCATACTTGGTGGAGCTTCTTTCATTTCATAAGAACCAGGATTAATTAATTTTAAAATTTCATCTCTTAGTAAAGATGAAGACACTCCATGTCTTAAATTAGATAATTTACCACCGGCTGTTTGTAATATTTGACGAGGGTTATCTGGATTACGTTCTCGGTATTGATTCATAGAATCAAAACCTTGCTCATATAATTTATCCGTATCTATGCCAAACATTTTAGCCATATAATGTTTCTCCTAATCCGCCTTTGTTCATGTTAACACTCATAATACCACCATCAGCTTTACCTAGTCTTGATTTTAAAGTATTAAATCTTCCTTGTTCTCCAGCACTTAACAAACCTTGTTCCATTTTTTGTAATAATAATACATACTCAGATAGCAACTCGTTTTGGATATTGTCATTACCTTCTCCTATGTCATCAGGAGGTCCTTTAGGTCCTTTAGAAGTAGTGTTGAACCCTGTAAAATTATTAGAAAGATTACTAGTTAAACTCCCTAATACATCTTTATCAGTAATATTGTAATCCTTAGCTAATGCACTTAATTTAGAAAGTTTATCATAACCTGTTACCAGGTTACCAACTTTAGCTATTGTAGTACCTGGATTTAAAAAAGACAAAATTCCTAAAAATTGTTTTGTGTAATCCCAAAAACCTTTTTTCTTTGGTGTTTCTGGTGCAAAAAATCCAAAAGGAGTGATACCATATTTTTTAGCAGCTCTAGGATCAAATGAACTAATACCTTTTTTATTTAATGCATCTAAAACATTTCTTCTCTGACGTTTCTTAGTATATGTAGTTGGAACTTTTATTAGCCCTCTGGGTGTCGCCCCTAGTGTAATTGTTGGTTTAGGCACATTAGTATACATTTGAGCAATATAAGCGTCTCTTGCATCAGGTTTAGTGTCAGGTTCAGGTTTAGTGTCAGGTGTAGTGTCAGCTTTTGGAGACGATGTAGTAGTAACCGGACCAGATACGTCTGCTATGTTTGGTCCAGTATATCCACCATCGCCACCACCCGGTGCATTAGAACCATGTCCTGGATCGTTTTCATGTCCTGCATCAGGTCCATAATAGCCTGGTCTACTGCCATCTCTTGTTGGAGTAACTAACATAGATCCAGCATTACTTCCCATAATACCCCCACGTCTATAATTTAATCTTTTATCTATCACTATCTTCTTCCTCCTGCGTGAACATCTAATCTAAATGTACCCATCTTCCAATTTTCATTTACTCCTGTATTAGAAATAGTCAAAGCTACAGCTCTTGCTCTAGCTCTAGTGTCTACTTTATCAGTAGAAGATGTAATAGTAAAGGGACCTAACGTTGAACTAGCTGCAGCATCATTAGGATAATCTCTTAAATCTAATTGCACAATAGTGTTCCCTGCCTGTTCAATAAAGTCAGGAATAAATCTACTAATTCTCATCATAAATTGACCATCTCCTTTAAAAGTAATTCCTTCTCTTTGATCTTGTGTAATATCAAAATCACCTGAAGTAATGTTTGCCGGAATAGCAACAGTGCCAGCAACTCCAATTTGATTATTACCAGTTTCGTGTTCATAATATACAGTTGTTCCATCTGTATTGCCAATTACATCATAAGAAACATCATCATCTGCATCATAAGCTGTGCCATGAGGTAAACCAAATACAGAAGAATCTTCCCAAGTAGTTCTTTTAAATAAAGCACTAGCATTAACAGTCCAAATTTGACGTCGTTGTGTAGAATCTAAATAATTATAAGTTACACATCTATCAACTACGTTAGAAGTCTTAGTGCAGTACCACCAATTAATTTCACCAAACAAATTATTAATACCTGCATTAATTAATTGATTAGATGACTCATTAATATCTTCGAAAACAAAATCTTCTACTAAACATTGCATAGATTCTAATCGTCCAGTGTACCTAAAGAAACCATTTGTTGACATCCAATAAGCAGCACCATCAACTTCTACAGCTGCATTCTGTCCTATTAGTCCACAGTTTGTACCTACTTGTTCAAAAGCAAATGTAAATGGAGTTCCAACAAATCTCATAGTAAACATAGCTGTGTCTGTCCATACGTACAAAGCATTTCTACCTAACTGTGCACCCATGATCCGTGATCCATCAGCCAGTCTTTGTGAGCCTGCACTATTGATTGCTGTTGGTGTATAAGAATTTATATTTTCTTGATCTGAGAAACGAATAAACATATCATCTTGTGTGCCTTTACTACCTATTGTAGTTTCAGTACCAAAAAATACTAAGTGTCTGTCAGGAGTTGATACTAACATGTCACGTGATGCTGTTGGTGCATTAGCAATAATAGTTGCTCTATTATTTGTAGCGTTTACTGCGTCTGCATCCCATTCAAAACATTCACCATTATGTATTAATGCTATAAGTTTACTTCCTAAATTATCTAAGGACCATAGACCAGGATCTGTTACTGAGTCTGTGTTAGACGCCGGTGAACCCCAACCTGTAAACGATGATGTATTAGTAATTGATGCGGTAGCGCCATGTGATGCTCTTGTAGAACCTCTTGCTGCTCTTGTAATTCCTGTAAGTAATTTGCCAGCAACATCTATTCCGGTATAAGAAATTTCCTCTGCTCCTACTAAAATAAAATTAGTTCCTGAACTAGGTAAACCTGTTATAGAACTTAAAGTAATAGTTGTAGCATTACCATTATTACCATTAGCATCATTAGCTAAAGCTCCAGCTAATACAATTCCTGTAGGAGTTGGTCCAGAAATAGTTCCTCCAAATTGTGATATACCCCAACCAAAAGCTCCTAGTTGTTCTGCTGGTCCGACTGGATAATAAAAATTAACATCTGCTTGTCCTCCAGTTCCACCTACACCTGTTTCATTAGAACCCATAGTTACACTAATTTGAGTACCACTACCAATTGAAGTAATCATAAATCTTTTGTTATCAAAATTTGTTGCTGTAAAATTACTTGTAGCAGGAACCGTGGTGCTTGCTCCACTAATAAAAATAATGTCTCCGGCTAACATGCCTGATGTAGAACTAATAGTAAAAGTAACAGTTGGTGAACCATTAGTTGTAGTAATTGTAGCTGCTGAAAATGTAGATTTGATAGGATGAATATCATAAAAGATACCACCAGAATAAACATATAAAATTCTATTAGTTCCTATAGCAGAATAATTAACAGAACCTGTGCTTACTAAATGATGTTGTTTTCTTGCAACACCTGTTAATTTATCAGCTCCTAATTGATTCCAACCCCCTATTTTTTCTGGTGATTGATATCTAAATCTAACATTTTCTCCCCCGGTCCATTGTCCTTCAGCACCTGTTGGAGTAATTTGTTTATTAAATCCTGGTAAAAAGGCTATTTTTTGTAGCATATAAAATCCTGTTTACTAGGTAGTATATCAGATTGTAAGTGATTTCAATAGATTTAAAGCAGAGGGAATCTGTGGTGGATCATCCCTCCGCAAGCTTATTGTATATATTATTTTTTAGGAATTGTAAAGCCTCTAAAATAGTTAGGTAAACCTAACATAGGACGTGTGTCATATAAATTTTGTTTAGCATTTTTACCTTTTAAATTATTATAATGAAAAAAAACTTGTGCACAATCTTTGCCTTCAAACGGTTCTCTCCAATGTTCTAAATCACAACCAGAATAAATTAACATATCACCTGGCTCAAGACTAACTTTAATACCAGCTTGACCTGTTTTTCCTGTTGGATCTAAATATATAGGCCATGACTCACCACCTAGATTTAACGTAGTAGATACTTCACATGAATATCTATCTTTGTGTCTTGCTAGGATATCTCCCTTTTTATAAATTCTTGCATAGGAATAAGTAGGACTTAACTTTAGTGAAGTTTCTTTATTCATTTTGTCATTTAATTGACCAAGTAAAGTTTCCATTACCAGGTCACCATAATGTGAATAAGTATTAGGAACTTGTTCATCATTCCATA